ATTAGGTCGTATATTAATGCTATAGTTTTTGACGATTTTGCTAATACACGTGAAAGATTCATGGATTTTTCACCAGCATATCGTTTGATTCAAGTCATTAATAATGTCAAATATCTCGCCCCTATGGCCGACGTGTTTTTGAAAGGCAAGGTTGCTCTGAACCCTTATTTCTGTTTGATTTCTACGAACGTTGAATTTTTGAATTCGCAGGTTTATTCTAATGAACCGGAATCTGTCCTACGTCGAATGTATCATGTGAAGGTTGTACCACGTCCGGAGTTCTGTGAGAACGGGATTCTGAACAAGGACAAAATCGCACGTAGATTTGGCTTGGTCGAGGCCCCGGATATTTGGATGCTCACCATTAGGAAATATGATGTCATGAATAAACGACACATTGATCCTGAAGGCATGAGACCTATCATATTTGAAGGCAAGCGAATGATTAATATCGACGTTTATGAATATCTACGCTGGGTTCAAATTGCATCTAAACGCCATTTCGAAGAGGAGAGGAGTTTCTTAAAGACACAAGCTGAGAAACCTGCTTTATGCGGGTATTGTGGCTTGGTGTTTTGCAACTGTTATAAGAATATACTTGACAGTGTGCAAAAGGAGATGTCCGATGCTCAAGACTTGCGCGAAAGACTTGGTGCAAAAGAGCCTGATACCGTCCTTGATAGACAGTCTGGATATTTTAGTTGGAATCATGATACTTCCCGAGACCCCGATGCATTACGCAATGGGGAAGCTCCTGGATACGTCTATGTCAAGCCCGTTACATGGTTTGCGTTCTTTGGTAAAGTGTACTATACTATATCAGGTTGCATTTCGCGTGGGTATGACACGTTTTTGGAGAAGCACTCTGCTGATATCAAGAGAACATTCAATTGTGCAAAGGAGAGGACTGTACTTGAAGTCATCGAATGGAGCAATTGGTGGGATAGCTTGGACTTAATACCAGAACAAGTCGTTTGCCACCCTTATGTTTTGCGATTTCTGTTGCTTTTCTGGGCACGGGACTTTTTCAAGAGCTTACGGAATGGATTAACTGTTATTGCCTTTGTGCACCTATTTTTCCTGTGGAGGTTCAACTTCCTTTGGTTTTGTTGGCTACCGCTGTGGTTGTTTGAGAGTTATGCATATATATGTTGTACTCGTCAAACCTACGAGTTGATGGCCCGTTCCAGGATGTTGGATTTGCGTGAAACAGTTCGATATTACTTAGATTCATGGCACTGTAAGTATGCCTTGATAGGAGTCGGAGCTGTTGCGATTGTTCTAAAAGTTTTAAAATCGCGGAAGATGGTGTTGGATGGTAACACAGGTCTACAACCCGAGACAATGGATGAAATAAAGGAGAGAGATTCAAAAGAGAATCCCTGGGCTAATTGTAATAGCCACCCTCTCCCCATGTCGTCCCCTGCTCGGACTTCGAAGGCCGAGGATGTTGCTAAGGCTTTGCGTGTCAATCTAGTCGGCGTCG